ATGTCCACTGCTGGTTCTTCCGCGTCGAGATCCATTTCGGGCGCTTCTTCGCCAACATCAGGAGAAGAGTCAACTTCGATATCCAAGTTAGGATACTTATCCGAAAGGGCTGTCATCATGGTGTCCACAATATCGTTTACCACCTCTTCATCAACCTCTGGGGCCATTTCTGGCTCTTCCGCACCCATTTCCATATCCATTGCAGGTTCTTCGGCAGGCATTTCGTCGCCCATATCCATTGCAGGTTCTTCCATGGGGTCTTCCATGGGGTCTTCTTCTTCTTCGATACCATAAGCATCATAGCCTTCCATAAAAGTGTTAGACAAAGTATCAATATTTGCCAACTTCATGAACCGTCGAATGGTGCCTTCCTGTAAAAGATTCTTATTCTTCTTCATAATGTAAAATATCTCCTTGAGTTAAAGTAATCAATTTCACTAGTAAATAGTGTTGAAAAACCAAAAAGTATCAAAATATTACCTTATAAAACTATTCATCAATCTTTGTTTTTCTCAGCTTTTGTAGAACCTTGTCTTCGATCTGTTTGATCCTCACAAAACTAACGCCTATTCTCTCTGCGATCTCTCTGAGAGTCATGCCTTTGTTGTTATTTTTTTCGACAGCAACTAAAACACAATTACAATCTTCCTCATATTTAATCCATTGCCGACATTTTTCTTTGTCGCATGGTATATTAAGTTTTTGGTGTACTTCAAAACATTTCATAATTCTGGAAATTCCTTTTCTAATAAATCAAATATACTTTCCACATCATCTTTGTCCAAGGCAAACATTTTTGAGTTTTCCTCTCTGTTTGCATCAGACTTTTTGATGACTTTTCTTTTGGTCTTTGAATATCTACCAACGCACTCCTTCAGCTTTTCAAGAAATTTCATCAGGTCTGGATCTCGCTCTAAATAACCGAGCACCAAGCCTCTAAAAAATTCACCTTGGCGTAGCCCATCAAAATGCAACTGAATGCGCATGTCAGCATAACGCTTTGCGCTATCAGTGAACTGGACAGTTTTCTTAAAGTTTCCGTATAGTTGGTCTTTATTCATCTTTTAGTAATATGTGTAGAACTCTCCACTTGACCAGCAGAAGTTTGCTTAATAAACTCTGCTTTCCCCCAAAGGTCTGGCAGGTTTAACGCACCACTATAAGAAAATCCACTTTGGATGTTGCCCTTCATGTCAGACAAAACTTGCTTCACACTGCCCTTAAAAGGTATGGTTGTGGACACACCCTCTGGTGCTGAAGACTTGCCTCGCCACTCTTGTTGTGCATCCTTGCTTGCCATGCCTCTATATACTTTATACCTTTTATTATCATCTCTGTCAATAAAAATATCTCCCGGCGATTCTGTAGTGCCAGCCAACATGGACCCAAGCATCACAAAGTCTGCACCAGCAGCTAAAGCTTTGACAATATCTCCGTTTGTTTTAATACCGCCATCAGCAATTAATTTTGCATCCCTATCAGACTCAGCACAATCAAGAATCGATTGGAAAGTTGGAACCCCATGGCCTGTCTGGATTCTCGTGGAACAAATAGATCCACCGCCAATGCCAACTCTAATACTATCAGCACCCCAATCAGCTAAGTCGTTGAAGCCCTCTAGTGTTGCAACATTGCCAGCCATAATATGAATAGAACTACCAAAAATTTCCCTCAAAGTTGTTAGTGCGTTTTTCATAGAACAATGATGACCATGTGCAATGTCTACACACAACACATTAACTCCCACATCAGATAGGGCACACGCTCGTTCTTCAAAGTCTCCCGTGACACCAATCGCTGCGGCGACAGTGCCGGGTCCACCGGCTATTGCTCCGCGAACCAATTCACATTGCTCGTCGATTGTGTTATAACGATGAATGACACCCAATGCCCCTGCGTTACGCATCGCAATGCTCATATCACTTTCAGTTACAGTATCCATAGGGCTTGAGATTACTGGAAGAGAAAGATGTATTTGCTCGGAAAGATCGTTCCCGATGTCAATGGCGCTTCGACTTACAATATCTGAAAGCTTCGGAACCAACAAGACGTCATCGAAACTCAATGTCCTTCTCATCATGCGTTCTCCTTCTTCTTTCTCCCCATCTTACCACTCTCCCAAAGCTTTTTCATTCTCTCTCTGGCCGCTTTTCTTTTTTCTGCTGAAAACTTATTTTTGGCCACTCCGAGATATCTTGCGGTTCGCATGGCTTTTTTGTAAGTAACAAAGAAAGTGCCATCAAAATCTCCATCTTGGTTCAACACACAACCCAAAGAGATCAGCTTAGTCTTTGTTCTAGTGAACTTGAGCTTGGAATCTCTCTGAATATATACCCCGATCTTTGTGGGATGATCGATCCAGTACAGATGATCGTCAACTACACGCTTCCTAGTGGGGCTAATAGGGTCGCCGCACTCGTCTAACTTGTATCTAAGGTTCTTGTCTAAGCAAAATTGCTTAAATCTCTTTTTAGTTTCGTTCAGAACTCTCGCCATTGGGCTCACCTCCACCTTGGTATTCATTAACAACGTCTTTAGCTTTTTGCCAGCAATTTGGGCAAAAAAGTCTTACATTTTCACCTTTAACCATTACTTGCCATGATTGTACCATTTCTTTGCTCTTTTTGTCAAAGTTTTCTTCACAAGCCAAACATTTGTCCGGTAATTTGTCAAACATCATCAATCTGGAAGATAATTTGTTTTCCGCTTCTTTCTTTTTATCAGCGGATTTCTTTCTTTCTAGTTTTCTTTTGATACTCCCCATCACACATTCCCCGTTGAACCGAAACCGCCATGGCCGCGACTGCTGTCTTGATTGAGGTTATCATCAAAAGCCTCTTCCACTGCACAATGAACAACTGGAATCAAAATTGCTTGTGCCAACTTTTCCCCTGGCTTGACCACTTGTGTCTCGTTGCCCAGGTTGTGTAGGTTGATAAAAATCTCCCCGTTGTAACCTGGGTCAATAACACAGGCTCCCACGACCAACTGTCGCTTAGAAGCAATCCCTGATTTATTCTTTATCTCCAACATATAGCCAGGAGGCACTTCAACCTTTAGGCCGGTTGGCAATACCCGTGATTCACTTGGTGGAATCCAAAAGTCATTTGTCTCATACAGCTTGCCAGTGTTGACATTATCTGGACAATAGAAAACATCCATGCCAGCATCAATTGAATGTGCTCTCACTGGTAGCTTTGCTTCTTTTCTAATTCTATAAAATTTAAGATTCATGCTTACTCCTATTTTATCCTAGCATTCTAAAGTTGTGATAAATCGAACGTGTGCTAAACCCCCACTGGTCATCATAATTTAGTCTGGCCAAGTATGGAGTGTTTGTGTGTACCTTGTCTTTTTCAATCTTCACACCCCAACACTTGATCGTGGTCAAAACACTATTTGAATCTATGACCTCAACTAAATAATAATCTTTTCCATTTTTTGTCTTTTTGACAATGACCTTTCTTGGCACGAACCAAACCAACTCAAGATTCGGGTCGTATTCAGAAATGGGAGGAATAAACTTATCCTGCAATTGTTTCTGGATTCCTTTGCTAACGACTAGATCGATTGGGAACACGCCTGTCAAAGAAGCTTGGTGCTCAATCTCCTCTTCGATGGCAAAGTGTCCTTCGGCAGCATAGTCTTTAATGTTCTCAATCAAATTCTTTTCTTTTCTCGGACGGTCAACTGCCACCGCACTCCAGAAATGATTTCTGCCTGTAAATCTTTCATCCATTAAACAATCGAGAGCCTTGCTCCTCACAAGAACATCAAGAGCTTTCTTGTTAAGTTTGCTGTAAACAATATTCTCGTTGAATAGAAAGTCCTCAATCTTGTTGAATGGCCTATTGTCAATGATCTGCTGCATGGCAGTGTCACCCAGCCCCTTGATAGAAGTCAAAGGCTGAATCAAGGTCTTTCCATCGCTGGAGATTTCCCACACCTTGCCAGAACTATTAACGTTCAAAGGTTCAATGCCAAACCCGTACCGCTTTGCAATACCAATAGCTTTTTCTTTTCTACCCTCGGGCTCCTTGTCTAAGAAAGCAGCCATCCACTCAGCAGGATAATAATTGAGAAGCCAAGCGCACTGATAGCTAAGTATACTGTAGCTAACTGCATGCGACTTATTAAATCCATATCCTGAGAAATACTCAAAGCTTGCCCACATCTTTTCAGCATCGCCAAGACTGAGCCCTTTGGACGTTGCGCCTTTGATGAATCTTTGTTTGATGTTTTGTTTTTTCTCATCGACCTTACCTGTTCCTTTCTTAACCAACAACTTTCTTAGTGTGTTACCCTCGTCAAGAGAAATGTTCTTACCAAGTTTGTGAGCCAACATCGCAATCTGCTCTTGGAAGATCAGGAATCCATACGTTTCCTTTGTAACCTCCTTCGCCAAAGCATGAGCATAATCGATACTCTTCGGATCGTTCTTGGCATCAACGTACATCTTGTCAACGCCAGCACTAAGGGGGCCTGGACGATAGATACTAGTGATGGCCGCTAAGTCAATGATGCTTGTGGGCTTTGCCTTTTCACAAAAACCTTGCGCACCCTTCTCAGTAAACTGAAACACACCAGCCCACTTACCTTTATGAAAGATGTTTTTGTAAACCTTTTTGTCATTAAAGTCAATGGCGTCTGGATGTAACTTTTCATTGTAATACTTTTGGACGTCATCAAACGTAGGTTCAGCAATATTGTGGTGTCTCTTTAGAACATGGCGAATGCAATTCTCAACCATACGAAGACTAGCCAATCCCAAAACATCAAACTTAATGAACCCCATAGGCTCAAGGTGTCTGACGTTCATACCCTCGCTCCAAGGAGTCTGCATCACACCACCACTATTGATCAGTGGCATATATTTATTCAGATCCTCACCGATCACCACACCTCCAGCATGCCTACTGGTAGACCTGACCTGACCGTGTAAGACATTGATATGATTCTCAATCTGTGGATACTTTTCGAGAAACTTGCGGAGAGACTCAGAGTATTGCATCACCTCTTCAAATGTTGGAGTATATACCCCTGCCTTTATACCATGCGCTTGCTTGGCCAGCGGCGTTGCCTCCTTCATCATACGAGAAGTCACAGCATTCACTTCTACGAATGGAACGTCATAGAACTTAGAGATATCCTTAATCAATGATCGCAACTGCAAAGTATTGAAATTGGAGATAGGGACGACCGTTGTCTTACCCCACTTTTCAATTAAGCTTTCTTTCAACTCCATCGGATCAGATACATCGTAATCAATATCTGGATAATCCTTGGCATCTTTTCTCAAGAAACGCGAGAACAGAAGCTTGTATTTGATAGGATCAACCTGTGTAATTCCAAGAGCATACGCAGCCAAAGATCCTGCAGCGGAGCCTCGGCCTGGACCTGTCAACTGTCCTTCCATGGCCTGATCTGCAACAGCTTTCATGGTCAAAAAATACTTACTGAAACCACGTTCTGCAATAACATCAACCTCGTGTCTCAGTCTATCAACATACTCTTTATCGAGAAGGTTTCTAGCCTTCAGCCCCTGAATTGCAAAGCTAGCCAGTGCGCCATCGGCAGTGTCCCCATCAGGAACAACAAAGTCTGGCAGACGCACCGTGTTGTCTGGCATAAAGGCTTCGATGCGGTTGTGTGCAATGTGATGTGTTCTCTCGATTGAATCGGCAATAAGTTTGTCAGCGTAAGATACACCGACCTTCTCGGAGTAATACTTGTAAGACTCCCACATCTGATCGCCATTCTTTGGATAAAGCTCGTAACCAACCTCGTCCACATCAACGGGCAAATCCATTTCAAGCCACTCTGGCTTTCCTTTCCCAAGCCAGCCGAGTCTCTTGTAAAGCTCTCTATCTTTCCACGCATCGCGATTCGGATAATGGCTGTCAGCGGTGGAGATCAGTTCAATACCGAACTCCTTGTGCATCTGAATAATATACTTGTTTAGCTCATGTTGTTCTGGAGCGGAGTGCCATTGCAACTCCCCATACCAACGATCCCCAAAGATATCAATCATGTTGCGAGTAGTTTCTCGCATTGCGCCAAGCACAGCATCTTTACCGTTGTCTCTATTTTCCCAATAGTTACCAGCATATACGCCACCAAGGCATGCACTGGCGGCAATGACTCCGTTGCTATGTTCTTTGAGTAGCTCGTAATCCATCCTGGGGAAACGATAGAAATTCTCTTCTGAATATGACTTAGATATCATAGAGAAGATATTGTTCAAACCTTCTTGATTCTGAGCTAGGAGAATCAAGTGGCGACGGCGATTGAGGATATTCTTTACAGCTTGTTTGGATGCACCCTCGTTCTCAAACGACATGCCCTTCTGCTTTTCAATATCTTTCTTTCGCTTCTTATCTTCTTTGGCGTTCTCATACTCTTGACGCCATGTTGCGATACTCGGAAGGAAGTATGCTTCAACACCAAAGATAGGCTTGAAGTTCTTTCCTTCTTGAATCATCTTTTTGGCTTGCATGATCTGATATGCAAAGCCATTCATATTTCCGTGATCAGTTAGGGCGAGTGCATCTGAACCATTTTCAAATGCAAACTCCATGTGTTGTTGTGGGTAGCCAAGACCATCAAAGGGCGAACCAGCAACAGAGTGTGCATGCAGCCCTACGAAGGGAATTTTTGATTTTGTCATAGATACTTCCTAATGTAGAAAGAAAACACCCCCCGGCAACGCCGGGGGTCATAATAGTTAATTCTACCATCCCTTCTTGGGTAAATTCAAGGTAAATTTACCACTAGAAGTAACAGAAACCTCATAAAGCTTATCAGGGTTTTCCACACCTTCCAACTTTTGGGGCAAGAGAAAAATCTTATCAACAATCTTTGCCTTGTGTGTTAACAGCCTAGAAGTATTAAGCTTGTTGACAGATTCAACAATCTTTCTCCTGTAGTCGTCAACATGACGGCCCGTTTTGCCAAAAAGATTAGACATGTAAACACACAAAGCAACCTTGTCACTAGAGTGTTCAGTTTTTCTCTTTAGGCCATTCCCAGCAATGTTTGGAAAGATGTGACTTGCTTTGTTCACCGCGTACATCACCCAACCATTACTTTCATCGCCCACCTTTTTGCCAATCCAGCCGAGGTCATTAGATTCCCTAAAGAATTTAGCAGCCTCGGCTTTGTTGCCGAACGTTTGAAGCTTTTTGTTTTCATATTTCCCAGTAACCATTTCTCGTATTTTTTTACGATCTGATGGTTTAAAGGAAAATGAAGCTTTAAGCCATTCGTCCAAAGACTTTTCGTACTCCTCTGGTTCTTTGGGTTCATACACAGGGACTGCCATGGCATATCCCTCCGGTTGAAATCCCTGTTCTTCCTTGAGAATAGTAACAACCTTTGCAATATCTGCTACAGCATTCGACTTTGCAGGTAGGTGGTTATTTTGTTTGACCTGATACAACATCTTTTCTGCTTCAGAGGCAAACTCTTTCACATAGGCTCTAACGGTCGAGAACCTAGATGTTGTTTCTCCGTGCTTGTCATTCAAAAATATCGACGCTTGTACGCGATGATTACCCTCTACAACTTCGTACTTGTCGCCAGACTTAGTTACCGTAATTGGAACCAATTGTCCTTGAAATTCAAAATCGGTAGCAATGGCCATAACGTTGCTAGGAATAATTCCATTCACCCTAGATTGCCCCCCTTCCTCTCGGATCTCCAGCACATCCAAAGACAATGGAATCACATTCTTCGCCGCCCAATCTGGATCGACGCGGCACTCTCTACTAAAATTAACTTGATTCATTTTATTCTCCTTATGTTGTTAAAAATGAAATAAGATGATTTATTTACGTTAACCATCTTTATGTCTATAAGACTAACCTAACTTTTCATCTTTGTCAAGAGTTTTTTTCACTCTGTCCAAACTTTTTTTGCAATACTCTTCGTTGACCTCACAACCCGTGAATTTTCTTTGGTTTTTCAAACAGGCTACTGCGGTGGTGCCTGAACCAAGAAAACAATCTAATACAAGATCCCCTTCGTTAGAGTGCTTATTTACCAAGTCTTCAAACAGGGGCAGACTCTTTTGAGTCGTATGCCAACGATCCTTGCCAGAAGCAATAGGATAGCTGTAAATACCTTTATCATACTCGCTATTGAACGTCGGTTTGCTCTTTTTCACGCCCAGAAGAGCAATTTCTCTACAATTCGTGAGGTAATTCCTTTTACTATTAAGAGGCTGTGGGTTAGTCTTTACCCATTCAATCAATCTTATCTGTTGGAACCCACACTTTTCCATGATATTTTTTAAATCGGTGATCTTCCAAAGATCAAAAAAGATAATACAAGTTCCATGATCTTTGAGTACACGATAGAAGTCGCCCACAAACTCCTCAAGCTTGTCCATTGTAAAATCTGAATCCCACTCGCCGTGGTCAGTTACGACTGCATACTTTTCCCCATATATGCTACCGTACTTGAGAAAGTTTTTCTTTAATGTTGTTAGCTTATCCGCCCGATGGTCTTCAGCAATATTGCCTTTGTCCATCCACTCATTCCATTCGGCTTCGGTCTTAAGCTTTGCCCATTCAGCCTCGGTCTTAACATCTGTAGCTCCTGGCTTGTTTTGTTCTGCCACATGAGCAACCCACCTATCCATACCACTATCCCTGGAGGTGATATATGGTGGGTCTGTCAAGACAAGATCTACCGTTTTGTCTTCTATGTCTGCTAGAAACTCTAGCCCTTCCTTGTGTACAATTTTATAATTTTCCATTTTACCCTACTCGCAAGAGATTTTGTTATATTCATGATAAGACAAAAGATCCTTGTTGGGTCTTTCTATCTTGTCGCCAGACGATAAGAACTCCCTAAGACCTTCCCAACTACCGATGTTCCAGTACCAAGGAAGCTCAACCATCTCTGCTCCCCTAATTTTAGCAGAACCAAAGATTTTGTCAAGAGAAAAGAATCTAGCCGACCACCTTTCTTCTAGTGGCAACAATTTACTGGGGATTTCTCCACTCTCTGTCTCTTGTTTTGGAACCTTTACCCCTGTTCCTTTCTCTCTTATCTGTTTGCGATATCTAATAAAGTCATCAGAATCAAAGGTAAAACCCAAATATTCGTTGTCTCGGACTGTTTTGCCACAATAGGATAGCAAAAACCCTTTATCGCTTGCAATTTCTTTCCTATGCTCTCTCAAAGTCTTAGGATCGTATACTCCATATGGAAACGCAACATAGTATTTGTTTGGTGCTGTCCACTTGCTAACCTGCTTGCAAGTATAATATGAAGCCTTGGCACCATAAAGGACACTCCATGCTAGACAATCTCTCTTGAACCTATCATTGGGATGTATCGGGACATAATACAAAGGAATTGGTTTCCTATTCTCGTTAATTGGTTCTACATCGTATTTTCTGTATAAATACACTGGATCTTGGACATACTCTCCGAGTCGATGACGAATGAGCGGTTGCATGTCATTGTGGCACACAATCCATATTGTATCACAACCTGCATATGCACACTCAACCACAGCCCTTTCAACTGCCAAATAGTTTTGTGCTATGGGCTGCAGACTGTCATGCCATGGAAAGTTAAAATCCAATGACTGACCAGCAACTGGGACTACTCCAGCCAAATGAAAGTTTGTTATGTTGTCCTGCATTTACAGCTTCCAGTTTATTGTGTGTGCCAGATTGTTGTCAAGATCAATTTCCATTTCGGAAATTTCTTTAAATGGTTTCTCAATAAAGGTAACGTTTTCAATAGGTTCTAGAGGTTGGCCCTTCTTAACTGTTATCACTTCTCTGCGGTCACTTTCTAGTTTGATAGACAAGTATCTATAAACCTCTTTAGACTTTTTTGGATAAGAGGGGTTCTTGCCATTTCTTTTACCCTTGATGCCTTGCTCTTCCATTATTCTCTTGACCTTAAATCTTACATAAGTATCACTATAACTTATATCATTTAGCTGTTCAGAAGTCAAGCAAGAAATTGCAACCACATCTTTTTTATCTCCATGGTTGCCGTCAACTCTGTTGGATGGGTAAAAGTATACTTCACTTACAAAATCATCGAACATAACCAAATGTTCAACATCATGTTTGCCAGCGCTCCTAACATTGATCCAATCGTAAACTTTGTATCTGTCTTCTTGCATACCCGTGCCCAGACCACCAACGTTCTCGTCGTCAAAGACAATAAGTTCAGAAAACTCAAACTTCACCATTTTTGAATTAGAGATGAAAACCTTAAGAATGTTGTCCTCAACTCTCATCGAAGTAGCTGGTTTGGGGAGGGGTATTTGTCCCGCCAGTGACATTGAAAAGCAAAGTCTTTTCCACAAATTTAGCTTTAAATTACTCGACACATTAAAAAGGGAAAGGTCAACATCCGGCTCGAACTCCTCAAAGAATTTTGGCTCTTTATGTGAGTTAAAGATTAAAGGAATGTTGTTTATGTAGGCATACGCCAGTGCGCTTACATCGCTTCCAATAACAATCTTTTTGTAGTTCGGATTAAAAATCAATTATTGCTTCTTTTGTTTTTTTTGCGCATGTAGGATCGGCTTTACGAAACCTTTACCATCATATTTTTTTATGTCATCATAATTAACGAACCAACCACCCGCAACATTAGAATTAATTATGTTATAAGTTTTTGGTTGTTTACTATCCCCGCGAATTAGATAATACAATTTAACATTGCTCTTTTCTTGTGCGAGAGAAATTTGAGGATTAAGATAAAACAAGGCAGATATTACTAGAGTCATGGTCAATATGAAAGTTATTTTTTTTAACATTTTGTTCACTCCGTACTCCTTAATTTTTGGTTATCTTAACTAGTGCTTGGTGCCCTTAAAATACCGTTATTATTTATTCTTTTTCATCTTACTGTGTTGTCTTAAAATTTTTCTGGCATACTTCCTAACGCTGCGAGAATACATCATTCCTCTCTTGTGTTTGTTTTCTCCTTTACAGCGAAAGCCAGCATTATAACCACACAGTCCAATCTTTTCGCTTCCTCGCCCATACTTATAAATCCAGTAATTCAATTTCTTAGCGCCAGTCCAGATACTAGTTTTTGGATCTTTTAAATCTTCGCATGATAGTTTTGGATTGCGTGTATACTTTGGCAACACTTGAGTTAGACCACAAGCGTTTGACCGACTAACAGCTTTGCGATTCCATCTGCTCTCTGCATAGATTAGCCCAACCATAAGCTCTGGGCGTATGTCATATGCCTCTGAAGCTTTTACAACTTCATCCATATGCTCACAGGCAACCTCTGCCCTGGCAAACCCAATTGTCATAACTATTAAACATAAAATATCAGCCGTCATCTTTTATCTCACTTATTTCTACCAAGATTGATTCTTGTGCGTCAAACGTTCCTGTTCCACTACAAGGCCCACAATACCTTTCCATGGTTTTCCCCATTCCTTTACAAACCGTACAAGGAACTTGTTGTATCACCATTGGGTGTGGTCGATGCTGTAAAACTCCCATACCATTGCATGTACCGCAAACTATCTTATTAAAACCTCCCTCGCCTTTACAGTGAATGCAACTCTTCTTTCTCTTAAATCTTATCCTTTTTTTAGACCCCTTCTTTAATTCTGCAAGAGATATTTTGAAATTAAAATTAATTTCATCATCTGTCAAATCTCTGATCTTTTGTTTTGGTTTTTGTGGCTCGGGCCTTGGAGGTCTTCTACCAAACATGTCCGAAAAGGGACTATACTTGCCAAACAGATCATCCAAGTTTATATTCTGGTGCTGGGGCGGTCTATCCCACCCTTGTTGCTTTGGTTTGCTTTTGCCAGTGAGTATTGAATAAGCTTCGTTTATTTGTTTAAACCTATCCTCATTGCCTCCATGATCTGGATGGTTTTCTAAAGCCAGCTTTCTATAAGCTTTCTTTATTTCATCTTTAGACGCTCCTGGGTTGAGCCCCAGCACCTTATAGGGATCAGACATTTTTTCTATTCATAAACGCTTCAGTGGTTACTGGATATAATTCTTTTACAATTTTAAGAACTGCATTTGCAACCTGTTGGATTTCCCATTGGGCGCCCTCGTGTGTGCGAAGATCAATAAATCTAAAAATATTATTTAAATTTGCCGTGCCATAATATTCTGTATACATGTTTTGCGGCAAAACACCTCTAGCCTGCTCCTTACAAACACCTGCTTCTATTAGTGATTCATAAAGCTCCAAAGACAAATCATGGTGCAACTCAAGAACATGAGATGCCTTACCCTTCATTATGTCCGGGTTTATCATCTCTGCAGTGCTGGCTTGTCTGTTTGTCTTGTGCTGAGTGCGAAACGTTTTAGGCTCATAAAACTGGATATTAAAGTCCGTGTACCTCCTAGAAATTTCGTTATAACTCCATGTCCTGTGTCGATGGTGTTGAGACCTGACAAACAGAGGCACCTTAAAACGAAAAGTAACTACATTGTGCTCTAGTGTACTAGTGTGCCTGTGCTTGATGAGATAGTTGATTAACTTTTTGTCTTGCTCTTCAATCTCTTCCTTATGTTTACCAAAAGAAACCCTAGCACTATTGACCACGGAAAGATCATCACCAAGATAGTCAACCAGTTCAACGTGTCCGATCCCATCATTGTACAACTCAATTCTTTCTCTCATTATTTTTCCTTGTGTTAGTTGATATCAATCTCATCGAAAGTCTCTTCTCCCTCAGTAGCTACGCCCAAGACATAGTTTTCCAAGATAAAGTCATAAGTATCTTTTCCGACCTCAACTTTTTCAATCATATTTTGTCGAACGATAATCGTATCGTCTTCAAAAAATTGTTCATTGCAATCGGTGGCTGAATCAATCACTCTAGCCAACACATACTCTTTTTCGGAAGGTTTATAATCTTCCGGTAGAAGAATAGTGGGCGTATCTTCTTCTTTTCCTCCATCTTGCAGAACCTCGATCAAAATGTGTCTATTTATCGGATTAAAGTGCATATTTCCTCCTATTTAATCTCACACGCACCACCAGCACAAGCTAGCTCACCAGTTAGGTTAGTATCATCATCATACTCTATAACGTCCCTTAAGTCAACCTTTTTTAACGTTTCTAACATAGCTTCGTATGTTTCTTTTGAACAGTCCTCAAATGGAGGCTGCATATACGTTCCCCCATCATAAGGTAAGACGGACAAGCCGTTATAAAGTTTGCGATTATCCCACATCCACTCCCCAACATCAGTCCATTCAGCGTCCTTTATGGAGATTGTTGCGGATACATTATGACCGTTTTGCCCTTTTCTGTGCCCAGGCTTAACCCAGTTCTGACTTATGTTGGCAACCCTCTTGAGCAATTGCAAAGCACTCTCGGTTCTCAAGATTGCGCCTTCTGGGGCCTTTTGTGGTACAGAAATAACGGCAGTGTCATGTGGTCTAAAATATTCGTCTTCGATCAAGTCAGGGTGATTGTCTTGCAAATAACTGTAAATTGCCTCACCCTTCCCAACACGTATGCGGCGGATGTAATAGTCGTTATGCCAAGCGTGAATGCCACTGGAAGTGCCAAGGGTCAGAGAAGTTGTTCCAGCGGGTTTTACAGTTGTACAACGTGCTGCACAATTAATACCTATAAGGTCTGCAACTCTTTGGTTTTCTTCTTTCACGACCTTGGCTGCAGCGGTCATATCCAAGTCTAAAACTCGGCCAGAGCCGATTCCCGTCATACTAACACCAATCAGCGCATCCTTCTCCGTTGTTCTTCGCCAAACATCGCGAAGATAGTGGAAATCGGTGTATCCAGCTTGAAGCGTTCCAATAAACGCTGCAGTCCTGACTCTAACTTCTAAGTCTTCCTGGCTTTCCACATCACTAACGTTAACCTCCGTGAGATTACAGAACTGATATGGTCTAAGGGCAATCTCACAACATGGGTTTGTGCCCCAATCTTTGTCGTTTGAGAAATAAAACCCAGGTTCACCAGAGCCAGAAGCCTTAAC